TATCGCGCGACAGCGTCACTATCTTATCCGGCTCGGGCGTGATCCCGGCTGGCATGGTGCTGGGCAAGATTACCGCAGGCGGTACCTCGGCGGTATCCGCAGCCAAGTCTGGCGGCAACACCGGCAACGGCGCGTTGACGCTGGATGCCACCACGCCAGTGTTGAGCGGTGCACTCGCAGGCGTGTACCAGGTGCGCGCAATCGGCAACGCATTCGATGCCGCGATCGCCGCAGCAGCGGGCAACACCGGCAACGGCACGGCGGCGATGTACACCACCAAGACGGCAGCGGGCGTCGTTGCAGGCGTCTATAAAGCCGTGTTCCTTGAAGCCGCTACCGACGGCGGGCGCTTTGCTGTCGAAGACCCGTCCGGCGTGAACATCGGCCACGGTGTCGTCGGCACGCTGTTCGACGGCGTGATCAAGTTCACCATCGCCGATGGCGCGACCGACTTCCTTGCCGGTGATGTGTTCAACATCACGGTGACCGCCGTCAATGCCGCCGATTCCGGCACGTTCACGGTGGCCTCGCCGAGCGGCGCGGCGCTGGGCACCTACACCATCGGCGGCGCGGCTTTCGCCAGCCAGATCAAGTTCGCCATCGCGGACGGTTCGACCGACTTCATCGTCGGCGACGGCTTTGACATTACCGTCACGGCGGGCAATGCCGGGAAATACAAGCCCTACGACAACACCGCAATCGACGGTTCGCAAACTGCCGTAGCCATCGCTTACGGCGAAGTGGACGCGACCTCTGCCGAGGTCAAGTGCGCGGTGGTATCGCGTCAGGCCGAGGTAAAACTTTCCGCGCTGCAATGGGCTGCCGCCAACGATTCGACCGCCAAGACCAACGGTCTTGCCGATCTCGCGTTGAACAGCATCATCGCACGTTAACCATCACGACCGCCAAGGAGAAAACGACATGGCCGCAATCGACATTTTCAACAACAACACATTCAGCATGACCTCCATCACGGAGGCACTGAACAACGTTCCGTTCCAACCTACCCGCCTGGGCGAGATGAACATCTTCATGCCCAAGCCGGTGCGCACCACCTCCGTCTCGGTGGAAGAGAAAAACGGCGCGCTGTCGCTGATTTCCACGACTCCGCGCGGTGCGCCGCTGGACGAGAAGGCTCGCGAGAAACGCAAAATCCGCGACTTCCGCACTGTGCGCATCGCCAAGCATGATCGTCTGACAGCGGACGAAATTCAGGGCATCCGCGCTTTCGGCTCGGAATCCGAGCTGATGCAGGTGGTGGACGAGGTGAACCTCCGCATGAACGGCCCATCCGGACTGATGCGCGATGTGGAGTTGACCTGGGAAAACATGCGTCTCGGCGCGGTGCAGGGCATCGTGGTGGATGCGGACGGCACCACCGTCATCAACAACTGGTTCACCGAGTTCGGTATCAACCAGGCAACGGAAATCAACTTCGATCTGGCTGCCTCCTCTCCCGCATCCGGCGCGGTGCGCAAAGTATGCCAGCAAGTCATCCGCCAGATGATGAAGGCCGCGAGCGGCGCGTGGATACCCGGCAGGACCTACGTCCACTGCCTGTGCGGCGACGCGTTCTGGGATGACCTGACCGCTCACGCCGAAGTGCGCCAGACCTATCTCAACACCCAGCAGGCTGCGGAGCTGCGCGGTGGCAACGCTTACCAGAGCTTTCAGTATGGCGGCATCACCTTCGAGAACTATCGCGGTACCGATGACGGCAGCACGGTGGCAATCCATACTGACAAGGCGAAGTTCTTCCCGGTCAACAGCAATGCATTCCAGGTTGCCTACTCTCCGGCGGAAACGTTCGACTACGTCAACACCCCCGGCCAGCCGGTGTATGGCATGGTGCTGCCGGACGACAAGCGCAATGCGTTCGTCGATCTGGAGGTGTACAGCTACCCGCTGTTCATGTGCACCCGTCCTGCGATGCTGCAACGCGCCAAGCGTACCGCGTAAGTCATGCCAGACTTCTCCGCCCTCGAAATGCGTATTGACGCCGATTGCCTTGAGCATCTGGCGAACAGCGCAGCCACATTCGTAGGCGGAGTAGTGGTGCCTGGCACTTTCGATGCGGAATACCTTGAGTTGCTCGGGGTATCCGCTGCGCGTCCGTCTTTCATTTCCGGATTTGCTGCATTGTCCGGCGTGAAGAACGGCACGGCGCTCACCATCGATTGCGCGTCGCTCGGCATGGTTGCCGTGCCTTACACCGTGGCCGAAGTGCATGCCGAACATGGCATGACGCGGCTGTTCCTGCGTAAGGCCTGACCATGTCCGCCTCCGTCATCGAACTGATCCTCGCCCGCGTCGCTGCCGCGCTGACTAATGCAACTGCCGCCGGTGCGCATGTCTTTCGCGGTCGCGCCGATGCGCTGTCCGATGACGACATCCCCGGCATCAACATCCGCCGCGCGCCGCATAGCGAGGATGTCGTGGGGCAGGGCGGTTCCCGTCTCGTCGCCGAGATCGACATTGAATGCTACGTCGATGACAGCGCCGACTGGGAGACCACTGTTGATGCGCTGTGGATGCAGGCGCATGGCGTGCTGATGCAGAACACCCAGCTCGCCGCGCTCGGTCGCGGCCTGCGCTGCACCGGCACCGATACCACGGGTGACAGCGCCGACCGTGTGATCGGCAAGCTGACCGCGCATTACCAGATGCAAGTTTTCGTTCGCCCGGGCGATCTCACCCGGGCTATTACTTAAGGGAGACCCACCATGATCAACTTCGGCACCGGCAAAATTATCGCCGTCCCCACCAACCTGGCAGACGGCTCTGCCATCGCCAACCCAACGCCGGTGATACTCGGCACCATGCAGGACATCAGCCTCGACATGTCCGTCGATCTGAAGACACTGTATGGCTCCAAGCGCTATCCGATCGCGGTCGGACAAGGCAAGGGCAAGATCGAGGTCAAGGCCAAATATGCCGATATCGACGGCGGCATCCTGGGCAGCCTGTTCTTCGGCAAGGCATCAACCGCCGGCATCAAGGCCGCCGTGTTTGATTTTGCCGCCGCCATTCCCGATACCCCCGGCCCTTATACCCTGACCATTTCCCCACCCGGTTCCGGCACCTTCGTTGCGGATCTCGGCGTCTTCTTCACCGATACCGGCGTGCAGCTCGAACGCGTGGCCAGCGCGCCGGCTACCGGACAATATTCGGTCGTCGCCGCCACCGGTGTTTACACCTTCGCCGCCGCAGACAAGCTCAAGGCCATCCAGATCAGCTACGAATACAGCGCCGCCAGCGGCGGTAAGGTATGGACCATGACCAACGACACCATGGGCTACACCCCCAGCTTCACGTTGCTGCTGCAAAACGGCTACGACGGCAAGAACCTGGTGTGCAAGCTCAACCGCTGCGTGTCCGGCCAGCTCGCGCTGCCGTTCAAGTCCGAAGACTTCGCCGTTTACGACTTCAACGCGCAGGCCTTCGCCGACGCCGCGAACAACGTCGGCTACATCTGCATGTTCTGATTATTTTTTTAAGGAGATTGAAATGCACTACAGGAATGGCCGCGAGGCAAAAAACGGGGACAAGATCGTAAGACTGGAGGGCGGCAAGATTGTCGCTTTCGGTACGCTGCAAGATGCTGTTGCGGGGAATGACTACTGCAACGGCAACATCGTGCATGAGGGTGGGCATTCCACCTATGCCTGCATGTGCGACTGCCTCCATGTTGACGATGTGGAGGCGATGCTCGCAGAGGTTGGTCTGGACAAGCGGCCCGAAGGGAAGTAACTCATATGACGTCCCTCGTCATTTCCCCGCTGCCCGGCGCCGGTCTCACCGCGAGACTGGCGGCGCGCGTGCGCGGCTTGTTGTCGCGCCGCCTGCTGCTGCGCCTGGTCGGCATCGAATCGGTGATGCTCGAAGGCCGCGTGCATGTGCTGCGTGCCGTGCCGCTCGGCGTAGCCCGTGAGTTGGTGCCGGCGATCATCCGCTGCTCTCGCCGTTTCGCCGGATGGGAGATCGACGAGGGTCTGTACGACGATCTGGTCAAGGTGCTGGCGCTCGGCCTCGGCACCACGGCGCGCGAGATCGAACGGCTTACCGTGCCGCTGTGGGATCTGGCGCCGGTGATCGAACGCATTGCCCGAGTGAACGGCATGCCGGTGATGGAGGCCGGCACCGACCTGGGAAAAGCGCTGGCGGCGCTGATGAATTCGACTGGGACGGGCTCTACGCCATTCTCGTCAGCGCCGCCGGCTGGACCTGGGACTACATCGACACCCGCGTAACACTGCCCCAAGCCCATGCGCTCACCCGACACTGGCAAACCGTTCCCTCTGCCAATGTGCAACTCAGGCGCATCGCCCAGTTCCTCGGCATCCCGGAGCCGACCGTGCAGACGTCCGCACGCACACCCAAGGACGCCCTGCGCGAAGCCAGCGCGGCCGGCCTGCCCGTTATGGAAGGTCGCCCCGATGACCCGATGCTCGAATTTCTGGATCTCTGACCATGTCCAACGATAACCGCGCCGAAATTGTCCTCGACGGCGACGTCTCGCCGCTGCGGCAGAAACTGCGCGAGGCGGGCAACCAACTCAAGCAATTCGGCACCGAGGGCGAACAGGCCGTGGGCCGCATCACCGGCCCGCTCGGCGCGCTGCAATCCAAGTTCATCGCCATCGGCGCGCTGCTGGCCGGCGGCGCGGTGTTCAAGGAGGCGGTCTCGCAGGCTTCGACCTTTACCGAAGAAAGCATCAAGCTGGGCCGCGCGCTGGACATCACCGCTGGCGAGGCCAGCATCCTGCGCGAGGCGCTGACGGCGGGCCACACCTCGCAGGAAGATTTCATGGCGGCGGCCAAGGGGCTGGCCAAGGAGCTGGTCAACAACGAATCGGGCCTGCAGGCGATGGGCCTCGCGACACGCGATGCGGAGGGCAATCTGCGCCCACTGAAGGATCTGGTATTCGATGCCATCGACGTGCTGAACGGTTACCGCGCCGGCACCGACCGCGCCATCGCCGGGCAAGCGCTGTTCGGCAAGGGCTTCGAGATGACCGGCAACCTCGCCAAGATGAACAAGCAAGCTGTGGCGGATGTAGCTCAGCAGATGCGCGACCTCGGCGTGATCACCAGCGAGGAAACCGTCGCTGCCTACCAGGCATTCGATGATGCCGGCGATAAATCCGCGCTGACGCTCCGCGCGCTGCAAATTACCATCGGCAACGCGCTGATGCCGGTGCTGACCAAGCTCGGCGAATGGTTCTCGACCATCGGCCCGGCAGCCGTGGTCGGCATTCGTGGTGCGGTGGGCGGCCTGACCGCTGCGTTCTGGGGGCTAAAGAACGGCGTCGTCGTAGTGTGGGAAGTCATCAACGCCATGGTGGTCTCTGTGGCAGAACCGTTGCGGGCGCTGGCATCCGCCCTGGTGAAGATAGGCACCGGCGATTTCAGCGGCGCGTGGAAGGAATTCCAGAACGCAGGCCAAACCATGGCGGGTGCGTGGAAGGGCGCGCTGGCCGAGATTGAGGCGTCAAGCGCGGAGACCAAGAAGAAGATCGGTGATCTATTTTCCGAAGGCACCCCTACCGCCAAGCCGAAAGAGGGTGACAAGAGCGCAACCGGTCTGCTCAAAGACGACAAGGCCGACCAGAGCCGCATGGACGAATACGAAGCCCGGCTCGCCGCACAAAAAAATCTGTACGAACAGGAAAACGTCCTGCGCCAGTTCAGCAAGGAGCAGGAGCTGGCTTACTGGCGCGAGCTGCAACAGGCCCACGACGTGAACAGCAAGGACCGCCTCGCGATCAGCAAGCGCACCGCCACGCTGGAGCTGGAGATACGCCGCCAGAATGCCAAGGACCAGCGCGATCTTGATGCCGCGATGGTGGACAGCCGCCGCGCCGCCGCGCTTGCGCAGATCCAGCTCGAAGAGCAGCAGGCCGGGTTCGCCAAGGAGAATGGCGCGATCACGCAGAACGAGCTGATTGCGCAACAGGAAGAGTTTGCGCGCCGTCGCTTCGAGATCGAATACCAGTCGCTGCTGCAGCGCATGGAGCTGGCGCAGAACGACCCGAACACCTCGCCCGCCGCGCTGCTGCGCATCAAGGAACAGATGCTGGAGATCGAGCGCGCGTATCTTCTGCGCCGCAACGAGCTGCAACAGCAGGCCGTGATCGAGAGCGGCGCGGTCTGGCGCTCGTTCACCGACACCATCACCGGCCTGTGGGACAAGGGCATCCAGGCGCTGATGAACGGCACGCTCACCTGGCGCAACGCCTTCCGCGCCATCGGCGCGGAGATGACGTCGTGGTTTATCACCCAGGTGATCGGCAAGCAAGTCAAGGAATGGATCGCCGGGCAGGCCAAGATGCTGATGGTCAAGCTGGGCTTCATGCAGGCCGAGAAGGTCATGCAAGCGGCCGGGACTGCGGCGACGATTGCAACCAAGACAACCGAGGCCACAGCAGTGGTCGCCGCCAACGCCGCCGAGGCCGGCAGCGGCGCGGCGGCGGCGGTCGCACCGACCCCGTTTGTCGGGCCGATGATGGCGCTGGCGGCGATGGCTGCCGTGTTCGGCGCGGTGATGGCGTTGACCAATCGCAAGTCCGCCGCGCGCGGTTACGACATTCCCAAGGGACTCAACCCGCTGGTGCAGACCCACGAAGAGGAAATGATCCTGCCGTCGAAATACGCCAACGTGATTCGCGGTATGGCGGCGGGCGGAGGCGGGCAGGGCGGGGGCGGCGCGGTGGTGCATAACCACCACTACAACATCCAGGCGTGGGACAGCCGCGACGTCGGCCGCTTCCTGCACGACAACGCTCGCCACGTCGCCGCCGCGACCAAGTCGGCGCACCGGGACGGCTTCAAATGAGCAGGGTTAAAAATGATTCTCTCGTTCGTCCCCTCGCCCGCTTGCGGGAGAGGGTTAGGGAGAGGGGTGCTCATCTATGAGCACGCTTGTCTACCCCTCGCTGCCCGGCCTGAAACCGACCATGCGCCGCCGCCCGGAATGGAAGAGCGAAATCATCGAAGCATGGAGTGGTGAAGAAACGGTGATCGGTCGCCGCCAGTACCCGCGCTGGCGCTATACCCTGTCCTACGAGGTGCTGAGTTCCACCGCCGCGCTGCCCGAGCGCGCGCAACTAATGGCGTTCTTCAACCGGCACTATGGTCCCGGCGAGTCGTTCCTGTTGGTGGACGAAGAGGACAACGCGGTCACCGATCAGACCTTCGGTGTCACTGACGGCGTCACCACCACCTACCAGTTGGTGCGCACGATATACGACTGGGTCGAGCCGGTATGGGCACCCACCGGCACGCCGGTTATCAAGCGCGCAGGCGTGACGCTGACGGCGGGCGTTGACTACACCATCGGCAGCATGGGGCAGATCGTACTGGCCGCAGCCGGAAGCGCCGATCAGGCGCTCACCTGGACCGGCAGCTATGCGATGCGTGTGCGCTTCGTCAGGGACGAACTGGATTTTGAGCGGTTCCTGCAGGGGTTATGGCAGGTCGGTTCGGTCGAGATGCTCTCCAAGGTGTATTCCGCATGATCGCCGCCGCGCCCGAGCATATCGCCGTGCTGAACTCCCGCGAGTTCTGGGCGGTAGATTTGTACCAGATCACTTTCATCGACGAATCGGTGCTGCGTTATTCCGGCCACGCGCTCTCGACGAGCTGGGGCGGCTATACCTGGGCGGGCGGCGGGCCGCTGTTTCGTCGTGGCGCGACCAAGCAGATTCGCGGACTGGAGGCGGACAGCCTCAGCGTTGACATCACGCCGCGCGAGACCGACATGCTGCTCGGCCTGCCGATGATGCAGGCGGTGCAGAACGGCGCGCTGGACGGCGCGCGTATCTCGCTGTATCGCGGGCATGCCGCCGTACCGGGCGGCGCGCTCGCGGGGGCAATCCTCAAGTTTCGCGGCGAAGTGCAGGAGGTTCAATCCGACCTGACCATTCGCCTCACCATCAAGAGCGACCTGATCAAGCTCGATGCGCCGATCCCGCGCGATGTGTGGCAGCCGGGATGCCGCCGCACGCTGTACGACACGGGCTGCGGTGTCAGCCGCGCCGCATTCGTGCATACGTCTGCGGCAGCCAGCGGTTCGACGCGCGCCCTGGTCAAGACCACCACGTTGCCGCATCCCGCCGGATATTACGACAGCGGCGAGCTGCGCTTCACCTCTGGCGCCAATGCCGGTGCGCGGCGCAGCGTGCGCAGCCAGCCGGATACCACCACCTTGAACCTGTCCTATCCGCTGCTGCACAGCGTCAGCGCGGGCGATGAATATCAGCTCTGGCCGGGTTGCGCGCATACCCGGGAC